TCGTAGTCTCGAATAGCTTGCATCATAGCGACTTTGTTCTTCTTCGTTCCGTTGACGTTGTACCGATGATAGTTGGCCGCGATGGAGCCCGGAAAGTGAGTGCGATGATAGTACAAATCTATCGGAAAACATCGTCCGCTTCTACAATTACGCATATTCGTTATGTCGCGCGATAACGCCATCTCTTTGTGCCACAAATGATACAAATCACCGATTCGATACTCGTCCCAATAGTCCCCCGTGTAGAGTATGCGTTGCGCATCGAAATGTTCGAGGGTCTTAAGCCCACACTCGCGAATGATCCATCCTAAACACGCGATAACGAGGAAAAGTATCACGGTGCCGTACATTCTACGTTTGTTTATTCTTTATTGAGCTTTCTTTTGAATCGCAAAAAAAATTGCCGAATGACAGATTTCGACGTGATCGCGAAGGCGAAGGCCTCACGCTTTCTTGAGCAAATCCAACGCGGCGCTGATCAACACATCCTTGTAGTGACCGATCATCGTTTCGTTGGATTTGGTGTCCAAGACGAGCTTCAGTAGATGCTTCGCAACACAAATCGCCCCGTCTTTGGGGATCGAGTCGGGGACGACGAGCTTCGGAATCTTCTTCCGTCTGAAGTCGTTGGTGTCTATCGGATCCGCGTCCGATTTGATCGGGAAACATTCGTCCTTGACAACTGCAGGGTCCTCTTCGGTCTTGATAGGTGCCGTCGGTGATTGAAAAACGTACTGATAAGGATTCACTTTGATCTTTCCGTCGCGCATGTGCTTGATTCTGTGCGGACCGCCGATCTGAAGCATATCTTTATCTTTCAGCTTCGTCCAACCACTCGGGCTGAGTTTGATGTTGTTCAAGTACGTTCCGTTGGCGCTTCCGCCGTCTTTGACATACCAGCAGCACTCGTTCATACACTTGGTGAAATAGAGGTGGTTCCTCCTTGTAGCCACTAGAGTCTCGGCGGTGCCGGTGTTCGGAAGGATCAGATTGTTCGTCTCGGTGTCGCGTCCCATATTCAGAGTGGGGTGCCTCACCAACGGATGAAGCCGTACCCTCTTCCTGTTTCGCGTGTCGTCGAGGTCGAACGATCGAGCCTCCATTTCATTGTAGACCGAAGTCTCGGGAATGGGCATCAATTTCGCCATTGTGGTCGAGTAAGGAGTGTGTGATTTAGGGTGGTACGAATCCAGTTAAACCCTAGATTCCATGCGTTTTTTTTTCAAATTTTTTCGCAAGGTCGATCTAATGTCGACAGAATGCGAATACAAAAAATGGAAATTACAGTGAAGTAAGTGTGATGAATAATTTAGTTGCTGTATGCAAGGCCGCCCATGCCGCTCATGATGCGCAGCACGTTGTAGTTCACGGCGAACACCTTCACCATGTTCTCGGTGGTGTCCACGCCGGACAGGTTGAGAGTGGCGTTGTCGATGCGAGACATGTTGCAGGTACCGGAAGGCTGATGCTCCTCGGGCTTGAGCGCGAAGGAGTACACGTTGATACCGGCGGTACTGGGCACGCGCTCGTGGTGCTGGTAGGGCTGCACCAGCTGGAAGTAGTTCGCCTTGCGAGCGGAGAAACGCTCGTGACCGTTGAGCTGCAGCTTGGCGGTCTCGTAGGTGGAGATGTAGGTGCCCACCTCGGTCTCGTCGCCCTTTTCGACCCAGATAAGCTCCTTCACGGGGTGGTTGAAGTTGAGCTTGATCTTGGTGCTTGCGGACTCGTCGCCGGTGAACTGCAGCTGCTCGATCAGGTACTCGTGAGACACCTGCGCGAAACGGCGGCGCTCGTCGGTGTCGAGGTAGATGTAGTCCACGTACAGAGAGGCGGAATTCATTTCGGAACCACCGACGGAAGCAAGGGAGCCGAACTCGATGTTGATCTTCACCTCGTGGTACTGCAGAGCGATCAGAGGCAGCGCAAGACCGGGGTTGCGGCAGAACCAGAACTGCAGGGGCACGTACACCACGTTGGTATCGCCGACGAAGGTCTTAGAGGGATCGGTGGAGTTGAAACCGGAGCCCTCCACCATGGACTTGTAGCCGTCCCAGTGGCTTGCGGTTTGAGTAAGCTCGTTCCAAATGTGGAGCCACTCACCGTAGTGCTTGTCGATGCGCTGACCACCGATCTCGATCTCGACGGACTTCACAAGCTTGTGCCCGGCCCAGGTGTTCGGCTTATCCTTGAACTCGGCCTGAAGGTAAATGCGGTGGATCAGGTCACCGTTACGGGAGATGGTGCAGGTCACCTTACGGCCGAAATCGGCGGTACCGTTGAAAGTCTGCTCGATGGACTCCATAGAGAAGTTAGTGTGACGACGGTACACCACCTTGAAAAAGGTAATCTGAGGGTTGCCGGTCAGATAGATGTCTTGCGCGCCGTAGGCCACCAGTTGCATAAGTCCTCCACCCATGGTAGAATTATATTTTAATATAACGCAACATTTTTTTTATAGCCATTTAAGATTTAACACAACGATCCCTTGTATCATAAATTGCCTCGAATGAAACAGAGCTCTGCCTTAAAACGATCGTGCAACTACAAAAAAACCACCAAAACACTAGACTCCTGCCATAAACACAATCTAGAAACCTTTGAGAAGAACAGCGGAAAGATCGACGAATTAGTGGAAGAATTGAAGGTCGTTTCCGATGAAATCGATCGTATCGAAGCGAAACCGAATCGGGAAAAAACTGATGACGAGTTTCGTAATATTGTCCACTTGCGTGAAACGAAGGCGCAGCTTACTACTCAGATAGAGCAGATGCGTTCGCGTGCGTCTGAAATTAGCTACTTCGCGAACACGAGCGACATCCTTTACAACTACTACAATCTTGTGGAAAATAACACCGACGAACGTATGCAGTCCGTCTTCTCCTCCAAAAACACGAACACCGGCTCCGGTGGGAAATCGATCATCGATTATTTCAAAACGCCTTCGAAAACGCCGAACGTCTCCCCTTCCGTTACTCCGGCCACCGTTCCGAAAACAGAAATGAATCGCGCGGCGCTACTCGACGAGTATCTGTCATACACCGACAATGATTACATCAACGATAGCATTGACAATAATCAGGCGATATGTTGCAGCCACTGCGGTTCTTTGGAAAAGACGGTACTGTACCACGATAGCTTGTCGTATTGCAACAAGTGCTACGCGATAGACAATCTTCTCACGGACAACGAGAAACCATCATACAAAGATCCACCTAAAGAAATAAGTTATTTTTCATACAAACGGATCAATCATTACCAGGAGTGGTTGAATCAAATACAAGGCAAAGAGACGACGGATATTCCGGAGGAGGTGTTCGACAAGATCTTATTGGAACTCAAGAAACAACGTATCGTGAACGTGCAGGATTTGAATCGACGAAAAATAAAAGAAATCTTGAAAAAACTGAAGATCAACAAATACTACGAGCATATCCCTTATATTTTGAATCGTATCACGGGTATTCCGAATCCTAATTTGACTCAGGAATTAGAAGAAAAGCTTCGTAATATGTTCAAGGAGATCCAAGTACCTTTTCTGAAGCATTCGCCGTTGAATCGGAAGAATTTCCTCTCCTACTCCTACGTCATTCATAAGTTCATACAGTTACTCGAGAAGGACGAGTATCTCAAGTATTTTCCGTTGCTGAAAAGCCGTGACAAGCTGCATCAGCAAGAGCAAATATGGCGTAACATTTGTCAAGATTTGGGGTGGAAGTTCATACGAAGCATTTAAGGTCCGGTCATGGTCTTGCTCACGTCGGGCACGGTACGCATCGACGGGAAACCGACGAGGTTCGCTCCGATGCCCATGCCGGCGCCGGAGCGAGCGCTCACGCCTAGACTCGGGCTGTACAGATCCAGCAGGCTGAAGGTCGCGGCGGCCACGAAGCCGATCAGAATGACGTCCTCGACCGGCATCTTTTTGTTGGGAAACATGAATGCGGCGGTGGACACCACCAAGCCCTCCATCAAGTACTTCAGGATGCGCACGAAGATCTCCACCATATCGAAGGAACCGCTCATACTCAAGGTTTTACTTTATATGAACAGAAATTTTTTTCCAGTTTTTAGAAGATATCAGGCGCGATCATTTTTATTTAAAACTAGAAGACGCTCGTTAGGTATCAAAGATCTAGGATGATTCCTGTGTCGGAGAAGGATTTCCTCACTCAAGACCCTCCGTTGAGAGGTCAAAACTATGCATGCGTGTCGTTCATCCACCCGGATCAGATATTGAAGGATAAACACGTGTTTTTCTTCGAAAAGTATGTCAAGAATTTCTCGAACGATTTGAAGATCCTGTTGTCTTCGATCGAAGAGCACTATCCGGACAAATCGGACCAGATTCGCTCTCTGCGCGACGCCCATCCGGGGATCCTGTGCGACGACATCCAAGGCGACTTCGAATTCTTCAAACACACTCACGAAATGGAGCTGCAACGCGAATTCGACGAAGCGCACGAATTCCGCACTTCCGTGCAGGCGCTTAAGATCCGAGGGGTCTACGACTCTTTGGACGAAGCTCAAAATCGGTGTAAGACGCTACGAATCGCGGACGACAACAAGTTCAATATTTACATCGCCGAGGTGGGATGTTGGTGTCCGTGGAATCCGGATCCGAACCAGTTGGATAAGCAGGAGTTCGCGGAAACCGAGCTCAACACGTTGATGAGCAACTACTACAAAAACATCGATAGCGCCTCCGAGCACTACAACGAGCGCAAAAAGGATCTACACGTTCGCTTGGAGAACGAGGAGACGCTCAAGAAAGATAATGTCCCGAGCACGTCCTCCTCGTCCGGGAAAAATGAGGCGGTGACGATCATCGAGGAGGACGTGTCGCTCGACGCCGATCCGTGGATGAAAGAGAAAGGAAAACAGAAGGCGCTTGTGGACGATCAATAAAAAACCGAACTAAAATAAATGTCAAGCATTTTGCTGCTTCTGTTGTTCTTGGGTATTATCCTTGTGGTTGACGGCTTTTACAGAGATCAAATCGAATACTTGCGCAATCACCAAGTGGTAAAGTACAAGTTCATCCCTCGTAACCAATACGAAGACGCGTTGGGCTACCTCAAATACGACATGTTCGAGAACGAACACGACGCGCGAAGCGCGGGTCGTCCGGACGATTCGAAAAAGAACAAAAAGAAGCCGACCAAGAAACAACCCATTCAGATAGGAAACTCCTAACGCGCGTTCATCTTTTTCACGTTGATCACGTGTTTACGCTTCGAAGCGAACGACTTGGAGTCGAACGTCTCCTCGTTGCGCTCGTCGTCGTTCATGTTGTTCGCCATGTCCCAAAAGGTTTGATTGCAGATTTTGAAGGGAGGATGCGTGCTTGCCTTGTACCAAAACACGTTGTCCTCCAATTTGTTACTTTTGGTCGTGTTGTTAATCACGAGACACTCGAAGTTTTCGGTGCACTGATCCATCACCTGACAAAACACTTCGAATGTTGGAAACATACCCGCGTAGTTGTCGTATATCCGTTTGCGGTTGGCGACGATGTTTTCGCGCAGGATGAACACGTAATCGATGTTTGTGCGCAGATTGGGAGTGATACCCAACGGATACTGCATGGAAATGATAAAAAACATCTTGAGATGCCGCCCGTTCATGAACAGCGCTCGTATGTTCACGTTCTTCGTCCAACTCGAGTCGTACAAACAGTCGTCCAAGATGAGGAACGACTTCGGATCGATACTGCTTTGACCATAGGTTCGTTCCTCCTCGTCCTTCTTCTTGAGGACGTGCTTCTGACGTTTGACCACGTTCTCGACGACCCGATCGGTAAACTCGTCGTGGATGAACATTTTGGGAACCATCGCTCCGTAAAAATGATTCGCGGACTCGGTGCCCGAGATGACGGTACCGAGTTGAAAATGATTGTTGTAGTACAACAAATCCTTGATCAGGAAAGACTTTCCGGTGTTTCGCTTGCCAATCATTACAACAACTTTGTCGTCATCAATTGAGGTAATGTCAAACTTTTTCAACTCCAGCCTCATTGTACACTTCGTTATATTACATGACAAAATATTCGATCCCTTCAAAACGGAGGTTCACCACCCTTCATGTTGTCGAACATCTGATTGTTCTCATTCGTGTCCGTGCACAACACGTACAACATGTACGTGATGATCAAGACAGTACAAAACACGATCGCGTATTGGCGTTTTGATTTTTGCGCATCCTTCCGATCCGAATAGAGGGTGTACAAAGTCACGAGTGTGGCCACCAAAGTCGAAATCCCTACAGCATACACGTCCATATTTGTATTATCCAAACACACGATTTTTTCAACCATCGAACCGAGACGTCGCGGTACCGTACATTCCGCTTTGACGAAGCAGATTGCGTTTCATTTTTTTACGAATAGCTTCGTTTTTGAAACTGTCCGATGCGATGTTCACTCCGAGTAGCTGACGAATCTTGGAGGAGTGGGCTTTCTTACCTTTTATCACGATGCTTCGTGTCGCGGTAGCAGCCGATTGGGGAGGGTCTGGTTCGATATCGATATCGATATCCAACTCGATGTCTGAGTCGTCGAATCCAATGGTCTCGTTGTGGTTATCCGATACCACGGTGGTTTCTTTTTCGCCGTGATTGACGATTCGCGACTCCTCTTTGTTCGGTGTGACCAGGGTCTCCTCGTCGTGGTGGGTGTGGCTTGGCTCGTCGGTCGGAGGGGAAGCTTCAGCCTCCGGCTCCTCCTCCTCGTCGTGGTGGGTGTGGCTTGGCTCGTCGGTCGGAGGGGCTTCCACCTTCTCGTTGGAAGCGTTCGAGGTCACTTCGTGGCTATCCTCGTGATTCGCGGAGACATGTTCCGTCGCATCTTGATCGATCGTGTCCATGTGAAGCTGTCGTTTGAGCGTGCTCGCCAGTCGCTCGATATTCTCCGTAGAGTGCGGTTTGGCCACGTATTTCCCACGTTCGAGGATTTCGCACGCGATGTCTTTGTACGGTATGTGCTCGCGAATCGTAGCCATAATGGAACGCTTCATCACATCTCGCGCTTCTTGCATGTAACGATGGCGTTCCTTCCCGCGATGACCCGCATAGAACATCATTGGTTTTCGCCAAAACTCACGAGCCGCGTGAACGTAGCATTTGTGCACGAAACTGTGGCCCTTAGGGAGTAACTCCGAACGTATGGCGCCTTGAGACAGTTTGGCGGCGGTGGTCACAATCGCCGTGTGGATGAGCTTTTCCAACCAATCACAATCGCTAACACGCTCGAAACGTTTGAACTCGTTCTCCAAAATCATGTCGTTCCATTGTGGAATGTTCTCCAACGCGGTCTGAAAATCGCGAAGCAGCATCTTCTTGTTCTTGCAGGTACGGTACACCTCGTCGTATATCGAGACAAACCCCTGCATAAACAAAGGCACGCACCGGCAGCAGAGCTCGTCCGCGTATTCGTTCCCGCTCATGGTTTATATGTTCGAACAAGAATCTACTAAGCTAATTTACGCAACGGACGAAAGCGAGTGCGTGTAGGGATTGTCTCGAAAGGGGGTCAGCAAGGATGGATCCAGGCGTTGATCGCGGGCGTTGGAGATCGGCTCTCGTGTAGAACAAGCGTCTAAGGTGGTCGCGGACGATTGATAGATGCGGTCCACTCGGGCCCCGTCCGTTTGTACGGAAGGACCGCGTTCCGACGTAAGATGCACGGATTCGGAACCTTGTGTCACTTTGGTTCCGCTAGCGGTCGGAACGGATCGGACCAACGTGCCCTCGCGATCGGCGTTGATGATGGCGTTATAGATCGCCTCGTATGACGTGGCCGCTTCCACCTCTCCGTGTCCGGCCATTCCGAAGTGTTCGTTGTCGGAGGTGATTTGCTTGGAAGTAATCGGGGCTTGAGGGTTGGTAGTGCGGTAGCCGTCGGCGTTCTCTCGTTCGGGTTGTCCGGCGTAGAAGTTGTCCGAGGTGATTTGTTTGTTCGTCGGATTGGCGTACATGTTGGTGGTGCGGTATCCGTCCCCGTCTTGGGCGGCGCCCACCGCCCCCAACGGAACCTCGCCGGTAGTGGTTTCGCGCACGGTGGTTTTGGCGATATCGCTGGGATCGTACACGGTGGACTTGAAGGCGCCTCCGCGCATGTTCATGGAGCGATCAGGCTCGTCTCCGGTTTCGCGTACGGTCACTCGCGCCTCGTCCTCCGCGGTAGCGTATCCTCCGGGGAGAGGACGCACAGGACCGGTCCTCGTGTCGTGTATGTTGGTCTCTTTGATCGTCGTCCTCGCGACGTCGTTCGGATCGTACACCGTGGTCTTCTCGTAGCTGCGCATGTTCCCCGTTCGGGCGTCGTGAATAGTGGTTTCTTTCACGGTGGTGCGCGCCACGTCGTTCGGATTGTGCACGGTGGGTTTGTGAGCGACGATCGCCTGAACCGGACCGTATTCGCGTGCGTTCTGCACGAGGTACTCGCGCGTAGTGGGACGGATCGCGTCCATAATCGGCGCCGCCATCGCCTTGACTATCGTGGACAGCATGCTCGACACTCCGGTGTGCGTTTCGTTGTTGCGTTGTGTGTCGTACACCATCATCCCCGCGCGACCGTAGTCTCCGTGGGTTTTACGATTCGCTCCTCTTTGGGAGCGAACGTCGAACCCTCCGTGTTGTGTACGTGCGCTTGCGCGCACGTCGGGGCGTTTGGCTCCCTCGGCGACGTACAGATGCGCGGGCCCGGTGTGCGATCGCACGAACCGTCGGTTGGTGGGGCGTACGGTCGGACAGGATCGCGCGGTGTTTTGGCTGACGCCGCTCGTGGGGATCATGTCGGACTCGCTCATCTCCACGAACGTGTCGGGCCGATTCTTTGCAACCGACGCAGCCGCACCTCT